TCTGCTTGACCACCGAAACGACTATTCATTGCCTCAGTTACCGCCGCCAACTTTTCAGATTTTGTCATTGATGTATCAACCGCGATTCCATAACGACTTAATGCATTCGTTGAACTCCCGATTGATTTACCAACTAAATCTGCCGCAGTTTTTAAATCTACCTTCATTCCTGAAGCAAAATCTAATGTGGCTTTAAGTAAATCTTCTGTTACTTCCGTTTGCCCTAAGTATGCAGTCAACTGGCCTTGCGCTGAAATTATTGCCTCATCTCCAAAGGTAGTAACTTTTTGTAAAGCAGTGGCGGTTTCCTGGTATTGTTTAGATAGTTTTTCTGTAAAAATCCCCTGTTGAGCTAAGGAGGTATTCAGGGAATTGATGGCCTGCTCTTGAACTTTGTACGCCGCGATTGATTTACCAACAAACGCCGCAACCGCAACACCTGCAATTGCGGCCGCCGCGCCGATTGCTTTAATGCCGCCGCGTACTTTATCTAATGCCTTTGCACCGGTTTGTTTTACTTTTAAAATTAACTCTGCGGTTTTTTTAGCCATTAGCGTTTGCCCTTTATTTGTTTTTCAGACATTTTAATTTCATTTAAAATAGCTTCGTTTGCTATTAATAAATTAAATTGATAATCGGCCGCACCTAATTCAACAATGGTACTCGGTAAAACTCCGTACCGTTTTGCAATGGCATCAACTTCAATTATTCCATCCCTGGTAAATTTCGTTGTTTTACTTTTTTTTTTCCATAAGTAAAATCAATTATTTCTTCGTACAATCTATCTGCTAATTCCCAATTTTTAAAAAGCTCATCAACATGCGTTCCGCTATCCTCTTTTTTTCTGGTAATAAATGGAACAACAATCCCCGCGCAAAGTACATCCCTGTAATGTATTTTCATTTTCTTTTCTAGATTTCTATTCTTTGCATCCGTTTCATTTTCCGCAACTTTATAAACATCATATTCCGCTTTTAAAGAATTAGATCCAGACATGTGATCGAATACATCAATTTTTTTAAGAGTGAAATCAATTCCCATGATTTTAACGCTCCGTAAATCATACAGAGCGTTTTCTAATTTGTTTGTTTTAAAAGGCCACATGTTAAGCATAACTCGAAACCAAGTTTGTTAATAATGCTTGAACAGCGTATCCAGATGCACTAGATGCATCACGTAAAACACTACAAGAAACTTCCGCGGTTAATATCTCATCGGGACCACCAACGGACGGGTCGCCTGGCTCATTAATATAAATTTCTGGGAAATCAAATCGGACGCCCTCCCTAATAACCGATCCGGTCATTGTATCGCCCTGAAATTCTAATTGCGCGCTAAATTTACTTTCCGCAATCATTGCATTGTATGCCGTTAATGTATCGAACCGCATTGTAAAATTTAATGTAAATCCGGCCATTCCCATAGGTAAAACGTCCAATGTATCGCTTCCTATTCTGCGTGATTCCGAATCGCCTTTTAAATTATTAGCAATTCCGAACTCAACATTTTGCACATGCCAAAAACTGGTTGAGGTTAATGATGCAAACGTTGATTCTAAACTTAAACGACCGCTAACAAAACTTAAACAATCTGTTTGGCGTCCAACCAGTGCGGATGCAATGTCATTGCTCGTTACCGATGAATCTTTAATTAATACGGCCGTTGAACATTTTAATGGCTCATCTAATTCCGAACTAAATGAAATTTCATTTACGCGCGCGCCGGAATATTCAAATATTTGTCCGCCGCTTGAGTCACCTTTTCGCATGTTAATACATAACGATGTATAACTTAAATCTGCAACGTTTCCGATTTGGAATGTATGTTCAAACCCTAACCCACTGGCTGTTTCGCCAGTTGCCGTTTCCGTAGTGATAGCCCCACCGAATGCATTTTCTAATATGTATCCGAACGCGGTATTTTTCGGATCAACATAAAACTCCATGGAACCTTCTATCACTCGGCCCAATGAAATCCTTTTGGAAAGTGTTCGCGATGTTTCAACCTGCTCTAATATTTTTGTTTCTTTAGCTGTTTTTAATTCGGCAGAAATAAAACTTAAACCGGCAGTTGCCGTTGTGTATGTTCCGTATGCCGAATCGACTTCCCTGCCGATACCAATATATGATAACGAACTTATTAAACTTCCCTGCCCTACTGCCATTTTAAAACTCCCTTTAAATTAAATTGAACCTAAATAACTATAATGATGTTCCATTGCAACTTTACTTAATACGTGGTCTATTTGCGCGATTTCTTGCGCAACTTTATATCGTCTATCTAACGCACTCTTTACCAAAGTCCTGTTAGATGTTTTGTATTTGTAATTCATTTGCTCTTTCAGCTTTCCCATACCACCGACTAAAGCCACTGTATGTTTTGTGCATTGTACTACTGGAAGCTTAAAGGTTGAGACGTATTTAATTAACCATTGAGCTGAGAACATTAAATTCCCAGAAGTATAACAATGAGCTCCGGCAGCATCTAATAAATAATGGTGCCTCATGTAATTGTCTTTACCGTTGCCAGTTTTGTTAAAGGCATAATACTTATTCGGTCTCCAACAATAATCGAAACCGATTAATAAAAGCTTATCATAGCCAAAGAAATTATTACGGCCCTTATTATTACTCTGAGTTAACATTACTACCATAGCGTTCGAGACATTAGTCCCTGCTGGTATAAAGTTATTGCAACCAGAGATTGCACTGAACTCTTTTTCATAGTGCATTACATCTTCGTTTACAAAAAAGTATTGAGCCTTCCAGTTGCCCTTTGCAGTCCACTCGGGATTGCCGCAAACGTTCATCAATAAGATGGTATCTTTTAATTGATCTTTCCAGGGTTCTAAGTATTTTTCATAGTCAACATTTGCATCGCAAACCATACAATATTTAGGAATGATTCCATTATCTAGTAAATTTCCTAGAGTTTTGTCGCAAGCTAATATATCTACATTATCTTGCTGCTCTTTTATCGTTTCGATGTTCTCTTCAAATGAATATCCATTCGCAACGACCAGACAAGCCTTACCTATTCCGGTATTTTCTAAATCTACTAATGGTAGCTGTTTATATTTAGAGTGTTCCTTGGCGTGAGCTCGCCATTGTACGCACCATTGTTTATAAGCATTCTTAGACTGTTCTGTTACCTGTTTTTCGTTTGGCACTTATTTAAACTCCTTAATAAAAGACCGTGGCCTTTATAGTTAACTCACCAATTCTCATATAAGCATCTTCGCCGATACTCGAGGAATGATAAGCAACGTCTGTGGCAATTTGCCATTTAACGCTGTCGTTTAAATTATGGTCATTTCTTAAAAGAGATTCAACATTTTCCATTAACTCTTCTAAATCTTCATCCGCTGCATCATTAAATATATCGGTCGAGTAATCAGTATTAAAAACAATTCCCAATATTTTAAAATCAACCTCGGCCTTTCTTTTACCTATGGCCTGGCTAACTGCTATGTCACTAGACTCAATATTCTTCCTATCAGTATAAATAGAAATACAAGGAAAAAGACTTGGCTGTGGTGGTATCTTTTCAGGATTTAATCTAATTACTTGCTGGACTCTTCTTGACATTCCACTTGACAAATCTATTAAACTTGAAGTCGTAGTATTGTTGTCATCCAGTAGGGTTTTTATTTCTGATTTAATTTGTGGTAAGTCTAGCTTAGGAGATGCCATTTATTTCTCCTTCAATGCAAACTGTAAAGTCGCCTTAGCCATAGTTTCCAATGCGCCTCCAGACAACCACATGAATTCTCTTTGTGGTAATCTTCCACCACCAACATCGTGTGCGGCAGCGTATGGGAAACCGTTTTTTGTTTTCGCTTTATTAACTAAAATTGGGATCTCGCTCGGACGCCCCTTTATACCTATCGCTGGTATAACACTATTTCTTAATTTACCTGTTCGAGCTAACATATCACCGCTCAAACCGGCTCTTTTTAAGAAATCAGAATATGAAACAGACCATGATTGCCAACGTCCCGAGGAACCTTTTTCATCTGTGAAATGTTTAGCAACATCTTTTTGAGCAATAGGTGCAACGAATTTAACGTACTCACCTACTCCGTTATCGACTTTTTTAATACGATCTTTTATGGATCTTAATAAAGCTTGTATCGACCTATCATTTAATGTTGCTTCAACGGCCATTAATTAATCCCTACCTGTTTTAATATCATTTAACTTATTTGAATCTATAGACCAATTCAGAGGGCTATCTTCGTCGAATGTAGAATGATAATCTTCACTATTAGATAGTACTTGTTGAGGGTTATCGAGCTCGCTTATTACTTGTCCACCAGCGTCTATTAAATCAACTGTATTATCGGCCAAGCCCTTTAAGCAATCCTTAACATCTTTAATTAATTCTTTGCCTCTGGTAATAGACTCTTTACTACCCCTAGATATACGCAACCACATGTAGCCTTCAGCTAATCTATCGCACCATGAGATTAATAATGGTGGGTTAGTCGCATAAGCAGTTGTCGTAACGTAAGCGCCTATGTCGTAACGCTTAGACACCCATTTATTTATTTCGTTTTGTGATTCAACAATCATGTTGGAAGCCAATGCAATGGTGGCGGCGTCAAATGTAACCCCCACCATATTAACGTCCAACGTTGTTGTAGTTGAATAGTAATTAGCCATTCCTTTCCTTTAATAAACCTTCGCTCTTAATTCTTTTTAATAAGAGTTCTGATTTACTAGCTCGGCCCGCGTATGTTCTATAAGTAGCGCCGTTATTCTTTTTGCGAACTAAAATGATTTTATTATCTTGCTCGCCCTTAGCTGTTAAGAAAGGTTGTAAGTAATAATACTTTTCGCCAACGTACTCGAGCGCATTTCTAACTTTTACTAATTCTTTGTGCTGTCTTGATTTGGCTTGTACCGAAGTTTCTTCAACAGCTAATGTGTCTACAACATTTTCTACTGGTAATTCTTCAGCAACTTCCTTAGGTGGTCTACCTCTACGGCGTTTAACCTCTTCCATCGCTAACCTCCACGGTTAATTGAAAGCCCCACATAAGTGCAGGGCCCATATTCTTACTAAATAATATTTTTAATTAAGTATCCAGACAAACTAGAAACAATCTTAGCTTGATACTGCATATTAACTTCTATCGCATCACTTTCGCGCGACTCTTCTCTCCATCTCTTAACTAAAGGCATATTCTTTCTGAAAATAAATCCAGCGCCTTGAGATTTCAATGACGGTCTGGCTCTATGTCCACACCAAAAATTTCCGCCCATGATATAACTAACAGCAACAGTTGCACCTTCAGCTCCAGTATCTCTACCGGCTCTAGAAATCATAAGATCATCTAAACCGAAAAGGGAAGCTAACATTTTTTCAGTAACTTCTGCGCTCGTATGTTTAACACGATCCAGAATAGACTGGTGATTTTTTGTAACTTCTAAAGCGTTATGAGGCATAAGCCCAACGTTTGCTTTTTGTCCACTGTTAAGTAGAACCTGCGAAGTTGCAGTATCAACAGGAAGGATTGGGTTTGAAGTAATAGTATTAACTTCCCAACCAAGAGCCGCTGTAAGTGAAGTGTTTTGACTCCAACTAGTTTCTGTGAATAAAGATAAAGTCGAAACTTCTAAACGTCTAAGGATAGAATCAGTCAACTCTTCTACAGTATCGGCGTTAAGATCACCAACATCATAATTGTCTTTAAGGTCATCAGCAATAAAATCTTTCAATCCATGCTTTTCAAGAACATACGAACCAGTCGACACATTAAAGTCATGTAACTTAGACTCTGCACCTATGGCGCGATTAGTTTCAGGTACACGAAAGTTTCTTTCATATATTCTGTAAACATCACTGTTCTTTTTAACTGGAACCATCGGGAAAATCTTATCGGCAATAAAATCGGCGTTGCGATATTTTGCTGACAAGTTTCCCAATAACTTATCTACTCTAACTGAATTAATATTTGGCATTTCTAAATTCTCCTAAATGAATGTTAAATTTGTACAACTAAATTATAAACCTAATCCTTATGGAATAGTTCTATTACCTGGTTGAATTAATACTTGTGCAACTGTCCCTGTAACGTTAACTTTAGCGTCTAATAGTATTCCTATATAAGACGATGCTTCAGTATCAAGAACGTATGGAATTCCACGACCGGCACTATCAGCGCCAACTAAAGAACCACTAACGCAAGTATCGTTAAATAAAACTTTCGCAATACCGTTAAGCTGAACTGGAATAGCTCCAGTTGCATCTATAACATTACCAATAGTTACACCAATGGCGGCTTCTTGAACACCTGCTGGATATTTTACAGCATGGGCAGTTGCAGTTAAATTACAAACAATTCGTTGACTAGCCAAAGCAGTAGCAACTTTAAATGATTTTACTAAATCTGAACTCATTTTTTAATCCTCCGTTTATTAATTAATTAAATCTATTCTTCTTCGCTTTCGTTTTCTTCGTTTTGCATTTCACTATGAACTGCGCGGTATGCTGTAGAGTAATCACATTTTTGTGCTACTGCATACGCTTCGATTTTCTTTTCGATAGCATCTTCAGAATTATTTTTCTTTTCGCCATCCAAAGAACCTTCATCAAAGTTAACTTCTTGAGCTGTTTTAAATAGTTTAAGGGCTTCTTTAAGAATTACTTCTTTTGAAGTTTCCTTGTCGTCAATCGAATATACTTTCTTATCTGATAGTAATTCGTTTATGTATTTCTCCATTGAAGGCGTACAAAGCTTTTCTGCTTTTAGTTCTCCAATGTATTGCTCTTTTTTTGCTTGCTTTGCAACCGCATCAGCTTCAGCAAGTTTTACTTCCTGGTCTGCCTTGAACTTTTTAAGTTCAGCAATCTCAGTATCTTTTGCTTCTTGATCTGCTGTGAATTTAGCAACTTGCTCTTGTAGTTGGTCGGCTTTTTCAGCTTTCTTTCTTAGAGCCTCTTGCTTTAGAATTTCTTCTTTATTTTCTGGCATCTTTTTATCTCCCTGATTATATATTTTACTTTCAAAATCGGTGTTATATATTTTTAATGAATTGTAATCGTTGGTTTTGTAATTTGCTAGAATATCTGACAGATTTGAAACAGCGGGGTTATCTGAACCGAGTAACGAAACCGCTGCCAATGCCTTTTTATAAAGGTTATCGCCTAACCTTATATTCCAAAATATTTCACTTGATACTTTACGGTATGCTTTATTTTCAATTAATTCAAATATTTTTTTCGGAATGTCTATAAAATCCGCAATTAATTTATTTCCCTGGACATAAATCGAGCCAACCCAACCGGCCGCTGGCATTCCATCCTCCTGTAAAAGCGTTTGTTTTTCCGCATGTCCTAATTTTAATGGCGGGCGGAAACCGTCCTTATTTTCATCAAATGCTTTTACCATTTCATTTAAATCGGCAACGGTATAAGTATCACCATTCCAAGTACCGGCGCTGAATATCTCAACACCTTTAACTGACTTTAATTCAGCGGCGTATTTCTTAAGATTATTAATTGAATTAAAGTTCTTTTGGTTTTCCTGGAGCCAAGCAAGAGCCTCTTCCATGTCCCACGTTGGTTTGCCGAATTTGACAGCCTGAATCATTTTCTTTTCTGAGTTTAATAATTGAGTTAATAAATCAGGGCTTGAGGGCTTTCCAACAATTAAAGTAATCTCAAATCCGAATTGAATTACCTCGAAAGAATCATCTATGAACATCTCTGAAGGATGGATATTTCTAATTATTTCGTTCTCACTTTCTTCTAAAAAATTAGCAGGCATTATTTAATCCTCTCTATTAGTCGGTCTATTTTGCTCTCAATATTATTTAATCTTTTATCTAATCTCGTATCTATTCGATTTATTCTTCCACCTTGAGTATTTACCACTTCATTAGTTGTAAATGTTTTGTGCATATAAGCAAAGGAGACTATAGAATAAACTAGACCTCCTATAACCATGGTAATAAAAAATGTTAGGAATTCTTTTGGATTACTACTCATTTTGTACTAAATCCTTTACCGATATTATCTTCAATATGTTTATCGATGCTTTTCTTAGGAACTTTAATATCTCCAGCGCGTCTTGTTTTAATGGTGCCACCTACTGACTTATCAGGAGTCATTTTTTCAAAGGTAGTGATTGGAATTAACATTGAGCGGCAATTAAAATGCAAAGGTGGGTTAGGTTGATCACCCTTAGCGAATTGCTTACCGTGAAGACCGGCGCACATTTCCGTTGTAAGTCCGTCTAAGATCGCGCTGTATTGATAGCCTTGTACTATTTCGGAATCATCGTATACGGCCAACCTGCCCTTATTTAGAACCTCTGTTGACTTAGTACGCGCATAACGTTCGATGCTGGTTTGCATATTCTTCTTTGAGATGCCCTCTAGTTGTTTTATTACCGCGCCCAATGGTTTCCCATCCTTAATGGCTTGCTGTAATGTAATCCGCATGTCCTGTTTAAATCTATATTCCCAATCACCAACCGCGCCAAACGTTTCCGATTCCAAAACCTTTAAAAATTCTTCTGGTAATAATACCTCGGCAAAGTTTTGTTTTTGATGCAATTCATTACTCGCCATTTTTTGACCATCAGTAAATAGCTGTCTTAGATTCTTTTTAAAGGACATTTGTAAATTCTTAAGCCCCTTTAATTTAATATTATCAACAATTTGTAAATCTTTTTTCTGTAATATTTTTTTCTTTTCGATTTGTTCAATTGCATTCGCAACCAAGTCATCAATTACTTGTTGGGTTTCGGTTTTTATTTTTGCTTCAACGCCCTCGGTTGTTTTTCTGATGGCATCGAAATCAACTTTTTCTTTAAAATCCCCAGGTACATCAATGAAACCGCCATCATCATTCATCGCGAAAGTTTCTTTATCTTCCTTTTGATCATCTTTAATTGAAATTTCTTTATCATCAATAGGGTCTTTAGGAATAGAGTCCGAGTCTTCATTAATTGGGTCCGTAGGATTAAGATTGGGATCTCCAGGATTATCATTCTTAGGTTCTTCAACTTCTACTACCTCACCTTCTGGGAATTTAATTAATGATCTGAAATGATTTATTTCTTCTTCGCTTGCTTTATACGCTCTTGATTTCACAGCGTCTAAGAATAGTCTCGCATATTCTAATGTATTATCATCGCTAACAGCTTTAAATTGAAATATAGGAGGGGCTTCAATATCTCCGAAGTTAAATAATACTATAGGCTTAATGATTTGCTTATTAATTATCTGCTCTAATATATTCCGGCGTCTTTGGATATGATTAACAAATATTTTTATCTGTTCTCTAGAGAGGGCTTGAGATCCTCCAGCAGTATCGCTTCCTTGTACGCCCACTAAATCAGGAATAGTTAAAGCACGACCTATGAACATATTGAACATATCGATGCCTTTTACATAAGCTTCACCATTAGAGGACGATTCTAGAAACTCAACTTCTACCTCTTTAGGTATCGTCATTGCTGTTTTAGATTGGAAGTTTTTAATAATATTAAATATCTTTGTAACAGTCGCATCTTTAACAGTCTTATCAAACCGCGCTATAGGTGTTGGACTTGCCGCCTTCTCTAGGAAGATAGAATACATTCTAATAATATGTTTTTTAATAAAGTATGCCGCGTATGCCGGTCGTAAATCACTCGCCCCATAGGCGTTTTGGAATTTACGGTTATTAACATAATGAATTAACGCGCGCGGATCTAGTTTTATATTTCCCGCATTTTCAACGCCTTGCTGTTCGTATTTTGTAATGTTCCCTTTATTATCAGTATGGATTAACCACGTATCGGGATGCCTAGTTTTTAATGTACTTAATGTTAGGGAACCATCATCACGCGTTTTAAATATTTTTTCCGTTAATGAAAATCCGAACTCATACGAGCTAATTATTTCTTCTAACAGCTCATTGAATGACGGCGAAACATCTTCAAGCAATGCGCGTTTTATATCATCAACAATTTCGTCTTGATCATCGCCTTGCGCAACTATGTCGAAACCAGATCCGATTACTAAATCTTTTTTAAGACCTAAAGCAACAGATACTTGATCATCCAATAGCATCTCTTCATAAATAGAATGGTCGCCAGCTTTTTGATAAAGGTCGTCGGGGTTAAAGGGTTTGTATTGTGATTTATCTACAAATGCAGATTCTTCAAAAGTTTTTTCTGCCGTATTAAATAGTAAGTCTAATACAAAGTTTTTTGATTTACTGCTTTTAACTATTGAATCACTCATCCATTCCCCTAATTTTCATTGACTAACCATAGGTCGTAATCAACCGTTAAGATATTAGTACCAGACCCAACGCTTTTATAACATCATCCTATTTTCTATATTATCTAAATTGATTGATTGGTTTTTAATACACATTTGAAGGGCTATAGCTGCAGCTATTATAATATCGTCGTGCTTTCCCTCGGATGCTTCAATCTTTCCATTATTATTAATTAAGGTCAATGCCTCCGATAATAATTCTTTGGAATATACCTTTAAATTGTAATTTTCTAGACCATCCTTTAATGCAT